TCTACCTGATCGGGGGTATAGTTTACAGCAGCCATATCGTTCTCCCAAATATTGTTGCTTTACTGTGATTTAAAAAACTATTATATAAAAAAATTTAGTGAATTGTCAAGAATTACTTTAAGCATTGGTGGATAGAGATGGATTCGAACCATCACAGCTTTCGCGACAGATTTACAGTCTGCGGAACTCACCCATGTTCAGCCTATCCTAGTGGGGTGAATGATGGGTTTCGAACCCATGACCGCCTGGATCACAACCAGGAGCTCTACCACTGAGCTACATTCACCATTTGGAGCGGGTAGTAAGAATCGAACTTACACTATCAGCTTGGAAGGCTGTGGTTCTACCTTTAAACTATACCCGCTCTTTCCCATTCCTTGTATAAAATATCTTCCATTATATGGGCTTCCTTTTCCCATGGTTGGTTTTTGTACTTCTTATGGCATTTCTTGCCTTTCCAGCGAGGTGCTCCAGGTGCATTTAAATCCAACTCACCATACCACGTTTGTTTGACATGAGTCATTTCGTGGAATATAGTACGAACTACTGCATCGCTAGGGTAAATCCAAATTTTGAAGCCTGAATCGTCATCATAAGCTGAAAACCCGAAGTATTTCTCACTAGGCTTTCCTAGTTTGACGTTTAGCTCCAAATCTTTCATGCCATAGCGATGCGCAGCAAACTGAATTGCTTTCTTAACTAGGGTGACGTCTTTTGTAGGCCACCATGTTTTCTTGATGTTAAATATCATTCTCATACTACTATGATATCACAACAACGTCGCGATGTCAAGTACTTTTTAAAAATTAGTTATAAAAAACCACAAAAAAACCCGCTACTACTGGTACCAAGCGGGTTTTGAAAAGCTTATCTCGTCCTTTTGTGAGTTTGGCGGTATTGCGTCATCACCGGTCTGTTTGTGGTCTCAAAGGCAGGGCTTTTCCTAATTTTGAAAAACTATTATCTCACAAAACCACTACTTTGTCAAGGACTATTTCCAGGATCGGTCGAAAAAGAACTCCAGGGAATTCCGGGGCGCCCTGCGCGGGGTTGCTTCAATTTGCCCAAATTTGCCCAAGTTTGCCGTAATTATTCCAGGTTTGCTCGAATTAACACTTGACAACCCCGCTGAGACGTGATATAATACCGGGGTGGGTCAGGGGCTAACCAGGGCTCGTCGAAATCACACTAATTGCACCAAAGCTCGAAATAACACTTGACACACCCGCCCAGGCTCGGAAAAAAGTCGTTTACTTACTACTTGCGCAGGTCGGCGCTAAAAAAATCGTATAACTACTACTTCACATCAGCACTTCGGCGCGGTGAGCATTTGGAAATGGTGGGGATGAGAATGAGAAGCATTTGCAAATGGTAACACGAATCATTCGCATTCAGCGGCCCCCGAGGGGCTTTTTTATATTCCCCCCGGGCCGCCGCGCGCCGCAAAGAGTGCGGCCCGACCCCTTTACAGAGCCGGCTCCAATAAAAGAATCGCAACGCAAAGCGTATAAAAAATTCCAACGCCTAGAGCGGCCCCGATTGTCATAGCCGCGCCATACAGAAAGCCGCGCCCAAATTCGCGCCAGCCTATCCATTTTCCTAAGTACCCTTCAAGAAATTCTAGCATTTTCTGTTCCTATAAATTTTTGAATTTCGCGGAGCATTTGAATTTGTCCCGCATTTTTATCGTTAAAATCTAATTCTATCCAATCATTAGAGCAAGTCATAACGTCTGATTTCAGATCTGACATCTCGCTGTAAGTTTTGAGAGCATTAGCATCATTCTTGGAAAATTTCCAACCTCTAAGCGGGCAACCGATTCGAGTAGTCAATCTCACCTTTTGAGTTTTCTCAGAAATAGAAAGCCAGAATTTCAGAATCCTTAAACCGTCCAGTTGTTGATTGATTTCCCAATCTTCGACATTTCGCAGAAAGTTATCAACCATTCTATCGGAAGCCCAACCATTAAGCGCCTGACACAATGCGCGAGAATACCAAGAGCGATCAAAAAAGAATATCTGACCCCTTTCAGTCGGTAGTTGCCATTTCCAATATTGCAACCATTGAGCCATCGCAGAGCTTGACGGCTTGCGAGAATGGATTATTTTGTATTGGCGAAATGGTAGGTATTCGGTAGCTTGACGGATAGCGCCAGTTTTACCGGCTCCATCTCTACCCTCTAAAACAATCGCAATCGGATAATCAGCGTTTTGTAAAGCGCCGTTTATTTCCGCTTGTAATCGTTGTAGTTTTGTCATATCAGCGAACATCATTTTGTTAGCTCCTTATTGATTTTTAGTGAATCTTTTGCGTTAATGCCCAAATCTAAAAGCATTTCCAAGACGTTTTTGTTGTCATCGTAAAAAGTTACATCTGACCAGTTTTTGATATTGTTATCGAAAAGAAAAGTGAGAATTTTTTGTCTTTTCATTATGTGATCTGGTCTATGATCGAAAAAAGCACGAGACATAATTTTATCGGCTTTTAATCTTTTGAATCGCAAATAATCATAGTCAGCATCAGCCATGACGCGAGCAGTTAAAACAGCGATGAATACATTTTTTAATTCCTGTATTCTTTTCCAGTGATTAGCTAATGGAAGAAGTGAATCACGCATTACCTTATCATAAGTGGAATTTTTCTTCCATGCTCTAAGATCGAGTGAACCATCAGCCAAAGTTATTTGGCGATGGCTCGAATCGATCACAGTCGCATCAAGATCGAAAATTACATATTTCACAGTGTAGGCTCCTCGTCACCGATACCGGAACCGCCAACAGGACAGCCATTAATTCCATTTTCACGTTTCCATTCTACGACATCCAAACCGATTTTTCGATTGACAACGCGCCAAGCATTAGCAAATTTCGCTTTGGCGGTTTCAATCGGCATATTATAAAATTCAGAAGAACCGGAAACGGTTTTTTTATAGGAAAATTCTTTTCCTAATTTAATACCTTGAGTGAAACCGTGTAGCATTGATTGAATTTTCCACGCTTTATTTTTTTTGTGGAAGTATTGTTCAGCCGATAACGTATCGTTATAAGTGCCTTCCTTTGCGTAGATAATTCTAGCGACTAAAGTACCTTTTTTAATACCGAGTTTGTTTTCAATATCAATCACAGTATTTTTTACGCGAGATTCCACGCCATTTTTTCCAGTCGAGTAGGTTCGTTGTGCGAACCCATCTTTTAGAATTGTCATTCCAGCAAATGCGGGAATAACCGAATCGAGATTCATTAATTGCCACAAATAATTGTAGCCATCGTTTGAACCTCGTTCATAAGGGAAAGCCGATTTTGACGGCCTTGTTTTAGCGGTGATAATTTTATATTTCATTTCATCCTACCATTGTAAAGAGATATCCGAAGATACCGATTAAGTTTAATAAAACCAAATTCCATAACGAATTTGCTATGGCTTGGCGAGTTAGTAATGCAAGTCCGAATATGGCGAGTCCTTGACCAAATGCAGTTTCGATAATGAATGGAGCAGCGCAAAGCGCGGCTGCTCCAATCCAGTTACAAGTTATCGCAAACATTCTAGTAACGAACCTAAAGCGATTGCGGGAGCTTTCTCTAAACCATCCAGAGAAACTCCGCCTAACTTTTTTGAGATGGATTCAACCAACTCAGATTTGGTCTTTCCTTTGACCCTTTTAGCGACTGGTTTCACGCTTTGGTATTCGATACCTTCACGCTTTGCCTTCGCAATTATAGAACGAACCGACCGTTCCAGAAGAGGAGCAAGCATTTTTGCTTTCTCCAGATTTAAGGGAGCCATCTCCCTCATTTTGCCCACCATTTCAGGTGAGTAGTTAACCGTTTTTGTCATAAGCACCTCGCTTTTATTTAACGGATTATTTGAATTCATGGTAAAGATTATACGCCTATTTTGCCGGAAACGCAATACCATTCATCGCGTTTTTCTGTCGCTTCATCGCAAGCTGCGCTAAAAGCTGCCGAATATATTCCTTTCTAATTTCCACCTTCCATTCAGGGTAGATTCGCAAGTCAGTTTGCATTTCTTTTTTAGTCATAATAATTACCTATTTAATACACCATTTTACAGGATCGCGCCGCCATTGTCAAGAACTTTATTGTAACAAATTGTTACAGAACAGGCGTTCCAAAACCAGGAATGCGAATGATTCTCATTCGCATCGCGGCGGGGCCCCTCGGGGGCTCGGTCGGTACGTGTGGGACGGCGCCTGCGGGGTACGGCGCAGACCCCCCCTATATGCCGACGGCGCGGCGAGCTCCCGCTATACCACCCTTTGTTGCCGGTGGTATTGAAGGGGTCAGGTCTAACAGTTATATTAGTTCATATTAACTATAGTAGTCAAGACGATTATCGAATCGTTGATCGATTAGCATATCTCTCACCATCTCTGTATCACCCTCATATAGGGGTGATAGTGATAGCTCAGACAGCACCGCACAACGGGGCATTACACACACATCATCATAGATGCGTTCGATAATAGCCTCATTATATTGATTGCTCATTAGTATATCCTTAGTTAATGTTAGAGGGTACACCACAGCTACCAGTAGCCACGATGTTGTATGCATTGGCTGCTTCTACTTGGTTAGTAGTCTCAGCTATTAATGCTATGATATCATCACGATTAGCATAGGCATCTAGCCCATGCTCAACAGCAAAGATATTAATGACGCTGTTCAATGCTGCATCATTAGCCGCATCAAGATCGCATAGTGTTTGAAATAAAGTTTTCATAAATTATTTTCCTTTACAAATGTTTAAGTTACAAGTTGAATTTTCCCAATCTATGACCAAAGTAGGTCCAAGATCGAATGTACGTGCTTCCCAAATTAATGGATGTCTCACATTAGTAGGGGCAACAGTTGGTTGTAAATCACTCGGACGAAACGGTCTAGCGTTTTGTTGATCGCAAGCTGAGAGTAAAAGTATTAATAGGATTAAAGTTTTCATATGTTCTCCGATTTAGTAAAGCTATTATCTCATGTATTGATTCATATGTCAAGCTTTTATTGTAATAAATTGTAACAGGGGGCGGTTATTAGACCTTGATTCTAGGGGCTCGCGCAGGCCCTCCTTCATGTAAACCATTAGGTTTTTTACAAAACCATAAAGGTGCTAAAAAAAATTTCTTGACTTAATAACTCATAAACAGTATAATTTCATAATGTCTAAAGAATTAACAGTAATATCTCCTGAAGGACTTGAGGTAGCTAACTCCTATTTGCAGTTTGGTAACATAAAAGCTGTCTCCGAGTGCTTGCAGGTAGCAGAAAATAAAGTTGTAGAAACTTTAAACAAGCGTGAAGTCAAGAGATACATTGATACTGTATATCTAGACTTAGGTTATAGGAACAGACAGAATATTGCGACTGTAATGGATGACATGATTCAGTCTAAACTAGATGAAGCCCAAGAAACGGGGATGTACTCTAACAAAGACTTAGCAGATCTACTACAACAAGCCCATAAAATGCGAATGGATGAGATAAAAGCGCAGGCAGACCTAGAAAAGATAAATCAAACTAACATTAAAAGTATGACTAATGTTCAAATCAATGAAGGGATACCTTTCGGACAAGGAAATTATGGTAAATTGATGGAGAAACTGCTAAATGGAAACGATTAGTACAGATGATCGAGTAAGAAAGCTAGAAATAGAACTAGTATCTCACGAAGTTCAGTGTGAAGAGCGTTGGAAGACCAATTTCGCACGTCTAGTGGAAATAGAACGTCAACTAAGTAGAATGGAAAGTACAATTAGGGCGGGAGGCGCCACTACTATACTCTTTCTAGCTGGAATTATTGTTTCTTTACTGATTTGATTGCAGAAGGTATACTGTGTATAGCCTTAAATGTCTATTTTGAGGCACGCAGCGAAGATTTCCTGGGAAAGATAGCCGTAGGTTCGGTAGTTATGAACCGTGTAGAATCTCCTAGCTTCCCAGACACTGCTTGTGACGTAGTTTATCAAGCAGAATATATAGGAAAATGGCCGAAAAGACATCGTTGTCAATTTAGTTGGTTTTGTGATGGCTTGGCGGACATTCCAAGAGAAACTGAGGAGTGGGCTGAAGCAGTTACTATAGCTACTTGGGTTCATGGAATAGGACTCCCCGATATTACCGGTGGAGCACTGTGGTATCACTCTAATGATGTTTCTCCAAAGTGGGCTACAACCGATTATACACAGATTGGCTCCCACAAGTTTTATACTAAGGTGAAATAATGAAAATACATTCAAAACGTGGTATATGGTATGTTACTGCCCCACCAGATCCTGTAAAAAGATTTGATAGTGAAGAGGCAGCTATAGCTTATGTCAGAGGACAACAATTTGTTGAACCTGATGATGACGATGAGGATGAGTGGGAGTTGTACGAAGAATGATTTTAGAGTATAAAAAAATGCCTTTGATTTGTCCCTTACCTATTCCTACTAGGGACAAGGGCTTTTTTAGAAAAATATGGATATGGCTAACTAATAGTAGAAAGTGGAGAGTCGCACATGATTGGTACTTTACTATTAATGGGGAGAATTTTGTAATTCCACATGGATTTGTCTTTGATGGGGCATCCATCCCTAGAATCTTCTGGTTTATATTAAATCCCATAGGATTATTACTAATACCTGGACTTATCCACGATTTCGCTTATAGATTTTCGAAGTTGAGATTTGCTTCCGGCGAGGACGGCCCAAGAATGACTAGAGCCGAGTGCGACATGACATTTAGAGAAGCGGCTATAGCAGTTAATGGATTCAGATTTATAAACTGGTGTACATGGCTGCTTTTAGTTTGTTTTGGATATTTTGCTTACAAAAAGCACAGAAAATTCGGGAGATAATTATGCCAAAAGGCAGAGGATATGGCAAAAAGCCTAAGAAGAAACCCAAAAAGAGAGGTAAGAAGTGACTGAAGATTATACTAGAAATGAAGTACAGGTAGACCTAGATAAGTATCAAGAGATGTTACGCAAGATCGACGAGTTAGAAGATGCTGCGGCTGCAGGCGAAGCGCCCCCGCCTCCTAAATATCAAGGAGTAAAAGACTTGGCTATAGCCGTAGACTCTTGGAGGATTTTCCCTAGAATTTTTATTACAACATATATCTATTTACTATATTATAGTGCTATGTGGTTCATGGGGCTACCAGCTCCAACAATGGAACAAGCAGGTTTAATATCAGTGATAGTAGGAGCAGGAGCAGCATGGTTCGGTTTATACGCAAATACAGGATCTGGCAAAACATAGTAATAATACTACTTTTAAGTTCGTGTGCATCAATGCCTGAGATAGGGCTATCTGTACACTTTAACGACCCTGGACATTACTACTACGTTGGTCCTGCGTCTAATTATTACTATAGATGTTGGGGTAGAGTTTACTCTTGCAGGTGGTAGAATGACAGTACAAATTAGTAGGAAGGATATAACTTCCGAAGAGTTATTAGATTTACAATCTGAGACACGATTTCTCAAACTTCCAGTGGCTCCTTATTTGGACCTACTCGGCATAACTCCGTTATCTTCACAGGTAGCGATTATTAATGCTATAAATAATCCTAAGTATAGGTTTATTTGTGCAGCACTATCAAGGCGTCAAGGAAAGACATACATAGCCAATATAATAGGACAGCTAGTATCATTAGTTCCGAACTCTAATATACTTATCATCTCACCCAATTACGCGTTGTCTCAGATTTCTTTTGATCTACAAAGAACGCTTATCAAGCATTTTGATTTAGAAATTAAGAGAGATAACGCAAAGGATAAGATTATAGAACTGTCTAATGGTTCAACAGTTCGGATGGGATCTATAAACCAAGTAGACTCAACTGTGGGTCGCTCATATGACTTAATCATATTTGACGAAGCCGCACTATCTGCAGATGGGCGTGACGCTTTCAATGTAGCACTACGTCCTACACTAGATAAGGTTAATTCTAAAGCAATATTCGTATCTACTCCGCGTGGTAAGAATAATTGGTTTGCAGAGTTCTATGATCGAGGATTTAATGACGACTATCCAGAATGGGCATCTATAAAAGCTACTTATAGGGATAATCCTCGAATGAGTCAAATGGACATCAATGAAGCTCGTAGTACTATGAGCGAAGCGGAGTTTAGACAAGAATATGAAGCTGATTTTAATACTTATGAGGGTCAAATTTGGAATTTCGATGTTGAAAAATGTATCGGAGACTTAAAGAGTATGGATAGTA